TGGATATGTTTGAGGACTACTTCTATCAGTACAACTATCAGATAAACAAGGTAAACGCTCACACAACAGGGTCAAGCTATGCTAACCTTGCTGAGAACTTGCTTGAAGTGATTGATTCATTCTCTGTGTTTGATGCACTTGTTAACTCAGGAACAAACCAGTATACACTGCCTGCTGATTTTTATTACATAAATAGGCTACAGTACAACAACCTTAACGTAGAGAAGGTATCTGAGTCTAAGCTGTTAAACCTAACAAACTCACTACTTACAGCGCCAACAACAGAGTGGCCTGCGTATGTGGTTAGAGAGAATACAGCTTATATTTTCCCCGACACTATTACAGGTGCGGTTATAGATTGCCAGTATGTAAGGTATCCCCTTGACCCTAAGTGGACATATGTGACGCTATTAAATGGTGAGCCACAGTTTGACCAAACGAGTGCTGACTATCAAGACTTTGAGCTTCCGTTGTCAGATGAGCCGATGTTGGTTAATAAGATATTGCAGTACGCTGGACTGTCGATAAGAGAGCCAGCGGTATATCAGACCATGAGTCAGGCGGAGATTAATGAAAATAACGAAGAACGATAATGGCATACTTAAGCGGATATCAATATTACGAGAACAGTGGCAACGTCCCTCAAGATGCTAATTGGGGTTCGTATCAGTACGTCAGCTTGACTGATGTGGTGAACAACTTCATGCTCATCTATCAAGGCAACCACGAGATTGTCAACAACATCAACAGGTATCAGGTTCTGTTTCACGCCAAGAGAGCGATACAGGAGTTGAATTACGATGCGTTCAAGGAGATAAAAGCACTTGAGTTAGATGTGTGTGATGACCTACGATTCATATTGCCTCCTGACTTTGTGAACTGGGTTAGGATATCCCTGTTTAAGAACGGGATGCTGTACCCTTTGACCGAAAACATTCAAGCCAACAGTGCAGGGTCATACTTGCAGGACAACAACTGCAACATTCTGTTCGACCAGTCGGGCAACATATTGCAACCTGAGCATTCTCTGCTTGATACTAAAAGACTGGCGGGGACTGCGAAGACAATGTACTTGAATGAGAACAGCATATACAACGGATGCGATGGATACTGCATAGATGGCGAGTGGTACTTTGATTTTCAGATAGGGGCAAGGTATGGCCTAAACACAGAGACGGCTAACTCAAGTCCTACATTTAGAATTGACAAGGCAAACGGTGTAATAAACTTCAGTTCAGGCATGGCGGGGGAGCATTGTGTACTTGAGTATATCTCCGATGGGATGAACAGACAACCCTTTACAGGGACAGGCTCTAAGGCAGACCCTTATGTTCCAAACCCAAGTGACGTAGGTGTAAGGGTTCACAAGTTTTTTGAGGAGTTTATTTATGCGTACATTAAATACTCTATACTTAATAGTAGGTTTGGAATACAGGAGTATGTGGTAAGGCGAGCGCAGAAGGACAAGAGTGCTTTGTTAAGGAACGCTAAGATTCGCATAAGCAATCTTCACCCCGCAAGACTTTTAATGAACCTAAGAGGTCAGAATAAACTCATAAAGTAATATGGCTAAACAGACCAAGACCTTTAAGCTGGGTCGTATGAACAAGAGCATAGATGAACGACTCTTGCCTGATGGCGAGTACGTTGATGCTATGAACATACGAGTGGGGTCTACAGAGCTTACTGAGGTAGGGGCTGTAGAAAACACAAAAGGAAACAGCAAGCTTACCACGTTACAGTACAATGGAGTTCCGCTAAGCGACCAAGCTACTTGTATTGGAACCCTTGCCGACTCAGAAGAAGAGACCCTGTATTGGTTTGTCCATGACCCAGCAAATACGCAAGCTGCCCCGCCTTCAGTAGGTGTGTTAGGTAAGGTTGATATGATTGTGTCTTATAACACACAAGCTCAACAGCTTACTTACCATGTGGTTTCTGAGACGGTATTAAACTTTGACCCTGCCTATCTTATCAATGGCGTTGACAAGATTGACGACCTGTTGTTTTTTACGGACAACTATAATGAGCCGAGGAAGATAAACGTCACGAGTGACTATCCGTTTCCTGACATAACGCTGGCATATGGATTAAGAGACCAAATTATTGAGCTGGATATAAGTGTTATTAAGCCACCACCTGTGGAGTCTCCAGTTGTTGAGCTTTTTAGTATTTCGGGCGGAGAAAACTATATTGAGGATACGTTTATATGCTTTGCGTATAGGTATCAGTATGCTGATGGAGAGTATAGCGCACTATCTCAGTTCAGCTTGCCTGCATTTGCTCCAAGCAATACTTGGTTTTTAGATTCTTCAAGCTTCTTGAATGAGGCTATGCAAAACCTATGGAATGAGGCTCAAGTAACTTTTAAGACTGGGGATTCAAGGGTAAAAAATGTTGACCTTGTATTTAAAGAAGCTGATTCTAATAACCTTTTTGTTATTGAAGAATATGATGTTTCTGACCTTAACAACAACGATGACTTTACGGCTCGTTTTACTAATGGAGAGATATACACTGTATTAAGAAGCGATGAGATTCTCAGGCTTTACGACAATGTTCCTCTCAAGTCAAAGGCTCAGAACATATTTGGTAACCGCCTTATGTACGGGAACTATGTGGAGCAAAGAGATTTGGTTGATGTTAACGGGAACGAGTGTGACATCATCTATGACGTTAAATATTTACCTAAACCTTTTGCTGATTCTTCAAACCTGCCTTCTGACTTAGCAACTTACGATGGTTTGGGTGTAGACTCTACACTTTTAGTTAATCCTAATATTCCATTTGGAGTTGCGGATTTTGATTTAAGTGGATTGACAAGTGATGACCTTGTTGAGGGGTCGGTTTTTCAATTCACCTTAAATTGTGAAGGATATGGCTTTTCGTACAAGGGGTTTACTCCTGACCAGCAAGGTGTTGGCGCTAATCGCGCATATTCAACATCTTCTCAGTTTCAAGTTGTCTTTACCTTAAGGATTGATACCACCTACAATAATGTGCAAAGTATCTTTACTGCTGCTAATCCTTATTTTGCATCTGTATGGGGATGGAATGGCAATGAGTCAGACCCAAGTCTTTGGGCGCAAGGCACAACGTGGATGGATACGTTTAACGCAGCCGTCACAAGTGTTACCCTTGTAGACCCATTCAGTGTGTTGCAAGACGGTGTCGAAGTGTGCATGGCTACACGCAGGCAACAACAATTACCTGCCCAGTATGGGACTTCTTCTCCTGTAGCTACTGTAAACTCTCCTAATGACCATGGGGGGATATCCGTGTTCTTTGAACCATCGGGGGCTTATGGTGCTAATACTTTAAGGTTTGCGCCTCCAGCTTTTAGATACAGGTTTACTACTACCTCAGGATGCTCCCTTAATGACGCTCCTATATTTCAATATTTTAAAATAAATAGTGCGTTTGGTTCTTTTATTAAGGAAGGAAGTTTAAAGAGTCTTCACAGTAATCGAGAATATCAAGTAGGGATTGTTTATCAAGATTCCAACGCAAGACAATCGACTGTCCTTGTAAGTCAGGATAACTCTGTTCATGTGGAGTCTGTAAATAGCGTAGACCTAAACTCTCTTCAGGTAAATATACCTTCTAACATGAGGCCACCTGCGTGGGCAACTCGGTATAAGTTTATGCTTAAGCCTTCTCAAGGGCTATATGACGTAATCTACGCCAATAGAGCCTACGCAGATGATAATACAGGAATGGTTTGGGTGCAGCTTCAAGGTGAGCAGAGCAATAAAGTTACTGAGGGCTTAAGGCTTATAGTAAAAGCAGACCCTAATGGCCCCGTAAATACCAGCAGACCTGCAACCACAACCGTGTTAGAGGTGGCAAATCAGCCTGAGAATTTTCTTGACCCATCAAATACTACTGACTTCCTGCAACCTGCGGGGGTATACATGAAACTACAGCCAAACGGATGGAGTGCTGACGCTAATGCATTAGACTCGTATGATACTGGACAACTCTCATCAGCACGTCCTTCGGGAGAAGGCTACCCTTGGTTGGGAGTGCCTGTTTGGCGAACTGTGGATAATAATGTCGAAAGGGTTGCTGTAAATCAAGGTGACATAGTAAAGATGCGATTCCACTTTAAAAGGAATTATGCAAACGAAGATGGTGCGCCTTGTGGGGGAGAAAGTTGCTTGTATGAAAAGACCATAACAGCAACTCAGGATTACCCTGATTTTAAGGCTTTTTGGGAAGGAGAAGGTGTAGATGTAGGTCAAAGCGATTGTATGGCTGAAAATCAAGACGATTCAGGTGAAAATATTAATACTTACGATGCCAACTTAAGCGGTTTTGACTTTTCGCAGTTCCCCTTCTCCAGTTTTACAGCTCAGTTAGCCTCACAGATTCCTGCGCAAGCTGGTAACAACAAATACAGGTTTGTGGAGGATACGGGTAACAACTTTGCATTGTGGCTATTCCTTAAGGCAGGTACTTTAGGCTGTAGCACAGATGGAGGTAGAGACTCTGCTATATATGCAAGCATATCTATTCAAGCTTCAGCAGGAACATTTATCTTTGAAACAGTCCCTCAGAAGGTTGCTGATGGCATCTACTACGAGGGAGCTGACAACTATGCTATTACCAATGGTAACCATATGTCAGGTACTGCTGATGGAGATGTAAATCAAGTAGCAGGTACATCTGCGGGTACTGTTAACCTAAGCTTCTTTAACTGCTTTACGTTTGGTAATGGGGCTGAGAGTTTTAGAATACGAGACTCCATAACGGGAAATTACTTTACCCTTGGAAACAGGTCTGCTGGGGTGACCACTCAAGATTATGGGCAGATACGCAGGGAGGCATCAATAACTTATAGTGGACTGTACCAAGAGCAGACAGCTCTGAATAACCTGAACAACTTTAACCTTGGTCTTGCTAACTACAAAGATTGCGAGGAGTCTTACGGCCCTATTGAGGTACTGCACTCGTTCCGTGACAACCTGTTGGTATTGCAGGAGGATAGGATATCTTACATTACTATTGATAAGAACATTATCACTGCGGCAGACGGCTCAAACATTGTCACAGCAGCTCCAACCGTATTAGGGCAACAGGTTGCAAGGATTGAAGAATACGGAATATCCAACAATCCTGAGAGCTTCGCTACTTACGGTAGGGATATGTATTTCACAGACGCTAAGAGAGGTGCTGTGATAAAACTGTCAGGAGCAGTATCCGCAGGTGATAGTCTTCAGGTTATTTCAGAGGTAGGCATGAGGTCTTGGTTCAGAGACCTTTTCATAACTGCATTTAATAAGCAAAAATTAGGAGGGTACGACCCTTATATGAATGAGTATGTGTTGGCTTCTACCACCACAGACCTTCCGATTAACATACCAAGAACAAGTTGCAGGAGAAGAACTATCGGTGCGTACCTTCCACCTATAGAGTGGAACGGTCTTGCTGCGCCTACGCAGTACATTATTGACGCAGGTACTGGTATCGGTCAAATGAATATTGCCTTTACCGCGACTCACACCGTTACGGTTACAGCCACTTATAATGGAGTAAGCACCACCGTTACTAATAGCGGCAGCTTCACTGTGGTTGTTTCAAAGAATCTATCTACAGTTACAGACGTTCTTATTCAAGTAGAACCTATTGTGGTTAACCTATCTTCTGTAACAACTATGGACGCTCCTTGCCCTACGGGTTCGGAGATGAAGGTGGTGATGGTTTGCTTGACGGATGATGTGGATTCGGGAGAGACTATGGTAAATCAGTATCAGTACGAGGATACTCCATATATAAGCCCGTTGACCTCTGAGAATGTTACATTCCTATCAGGTTCTACATCAGCACCTGTTGTGTCTCAGTTCTTTGAGTCCAATGGTATTCAAGGTACGCCATCATTCCCAACAGCCGACTCAACAGTGACGTTGATAGCGAACGGGGCTGCGGGAGGTACGTTTACTTTCCAGCCAAATCTTCATCAAATGGCATATGTAGCCGCCCCAGCGGGAATTACATATCCAAACACGCCTACAGGAATAGCCAATATGTTGGCAGCTTCTACGGCATTGGCTACCAACACCAGTCAGGCTCCTGTTTATACTGCTCAGGTAGATTTATCAGCAGCTCCAGCGTGGTCAAATCTGTATCTCATATATGATTACAGAGGCGCAGGTCAGGCAGTGTTCTGTCATACGACATCAACAGACCCTGCGGAATCATACGATGTATGCTGCGAGTGTTCAGCAAACATAGGGTGTACACCATTTGTAGGGTCGGGAGTTACAACAACGTCAACTCTTGCCTGTGCAGCAGCTACATCAACAACGTATTATCACAATGGGTCAGGAGTAGCTCCTGAAATAGGAGATAGCATTTACTCCATGAACGACTGCACTACCGCACCGTTATTAAACGCAGGAACGTCTAACTATATTTTATTAGGAGACGGGACAAACAATTATATTCAGTTAAACAGTTTCGGACAGATAATCGCTAAAACAAGTTGTTGATATGCCAGTAAGTTTTGACGCATTCTACTATGACGGCACATCGTTTGCCACTTCAACAGGTCTGTTTACAGATGCAGACCTAACCACTCCTGCTCCTGCGGGTACATATAGATTAGGCTCTATATATAGGATATGGGACGGAACATCATTGAGTCCTGTTTACACTTGTGATTCGTGCTGTGAGACAATCTGCACTGTTGAAGCTCCATTTACGGGCGTATTTAACGTAACACAGCCTGACAATTACAAGGATACCATATGTACTAACAGCTCAACGAGGTTTGGAGCT